GTTATGTCTATAGCGCCCAGTATGCTAGGCTGTGTGTCACTCCAGTGAGAATGATAAACCGCTTTAATGTTTGCATCTTCATTACTATCTAGTATGCTTTCCACTTCATCTGGGTCTATAACAAAACTGTCGGTAGGGTCATCAGCTGCGTTTAAGCATGGTACAACTATTTCTTGGTTGTTCTGCAATAAAACCAGTCCACAAGATTCTTGTTTTGGGTTTTTATCACATTCTGTTTTTATAGTTTGCTTGGTTAATTCTGTTATCATATAAAGTACAACACTAAAGAAGGGTTTAAAGTAATTGCAAAGGCTTTCTTGGATAATGCTGCTGTATGGTCTGTAAATACAGTTTTATCTCCTAATAAAGATACTTTTATTGCATCAAATGCTATATTCTGCCCCTGACTAAAGTTGACAAATCCACTGGGTAACGCATTCCCTACAAAATCAGCACCAGTGGCTTTTGTGGCATTATTAAGCTGATTTCCATAGGCACTCCATGGAATTAATACTTGAGGGGTGCTACCGCTTCTACTTACGTTAAAATTACAGGTAGTTGTATTTGTACTAGCGGAATAAAAAGCAGAATTAAATGCTAATGTAATACTAGTGTTAGGATAGGTATCAGTACGTGGTACGCTTAAATTATTCCTAATCTTGCTAGTAATAATCTTGTTTGATATAGAGGAATAAACCTGTCCATTGAATACCCCACTAGGTGTTATAATCCAGTCATTAACCAAAGCGCATTGCTTTAAATTTTCTCCAGTAGGTGACCATAAAAAGTTTGTAGTGGCATATTCGCGTAAGCTACCCAGTAAAATATTTAGCTTACTCTCAGGCATTACAGGACTTTTTACGTCCCACTCTATTACTGGCTCCAAGCCTTTGTTTTGGGTTTGGCTGTAATTATCTCCTAAAACAGTGGTTACCTTTGGAATAAAAGTGCGTTGGCTAATATTCCAAAGCGGATTTAAAACTAGGGTTGGTAACCAATAAGCTTGAGTCATATTAAGCTCCTGTAAAATATCCTACCGAGTAAGTAATAGCGTTGGCTGTAGTTGCCTGTAAGTTTAAAGCAGTATTAGCTGTTAGCTTAAAATCTCGACGTTGTGGGAAAGCTATTACCTGTGATGCTCCTTGGGTTTGCAGCAGAAAAGATAAAACCGTAGTCGTCCCTTGCATTACGTTAACAGTAGTGGCTGTAGTAGTTATGTTTTGCACTACTAAGTGAGTTATATATACGCTAACTCCTGCTCCTGGTGCTGCTACTATTTGGGTATCTGTTGTTGCGGTTAAAGTAGCATTAGCATAAACTATACTGGGTCTAGATACAATAGTTAAAAGTCTCTTAAACAGAGAGATTAAACTAAAGCTACCAGTATCAGTAGTTGCAGCTGTATCAGCTTGTAAACCTACATTAGACGTTAAAGAGCTTAAAAGTCTTTTGAATAAACTAATTAAACTAAAACTACCAGTATCACTAGTTGCAGCTGTATCAGCTTTAGCGCCTAATTCGTCTGACGAGAAAAGAAAAACATCTGGGTTGGCTGTTGTACCTTGACTTGCTGTAGTAATAGCTCTTTCTCTAGTATTTGAGCTTCCGTCTATATATTTTATTGAAGGCATAAAAACTCCTAAAATTCTGTAATTAACATTGAATTTCGACTAATATTAAACACTGCTGTGTATGGGCCCGGAGTTCCAATAGCAAAAGACTCAACCCAATCAGACATAGATCCTCCAAATACAACTGTCCTTATTCTTACATAATAGGTAGCAAAAGCTACGTTTGGGAAGGTCATAAAATTGTCTTTTACTCTTGTGCGTAAATTCCATTCTTGCAATTCTCCACTTTTAACTTCTACTTCGTAACCAATTGTCCATGGGCTTTTGGTAACAATGCCATTTTCTTCAATAGTTGGAGCATCCCAATTAACATCTAAATTATATAATTTAGCAGAAGTTTCTTCAACATCTTTTAAAGTTGGAATATACCTACGCGATGTAGTTATATTTTTGGGCTTTAAATTTGGAGTTGGAGTAGTTATTCTTTGTGGTAGTGGCTGTAATTCCCAAGGCATATTATTAGGTTAAAGGAAATTGCATATCGTCAATAAAGCTATATTTGTTATTATTATACTCTATAGCTAAGATTTCGTGCAAACCTTCTATAGAATCTTGCACTGGAGAGCGGTTAATTACTCTATAAATTGTATTAGATAAATCACCACCTTGTATTACCCAGTTAGATTCTGGTGGCGGAACATCAGAACCAAATCCAGGAGACTGCAACTCTAATACAGTTAAGTTATTTCCGTTACTAGTTATAGTTGCTTCTGCTATTTTAAATCTTAGTTTTTGTTTTTGCGAGGGATCTGCTAAATTGTTACCTCCTTCTATTTGTGGTATTTGCAGTGTACTAGTTGTCACAGTTATTTTATAAGTCGTACCAGAAGGTAAGTTTACTGGACTATCTAATGTGACTGTTGTTGCAGTTGCAGCTTTTATAATACCAGCATATCTTGCAGTAGTTCTTTTAGAGTCGTATATACGTATTAAATCACCAGGTTTAACAAAAGCAGCAAAAGCCCTAGCCTTGAAAGTCACGGATTCTTGTTCTAACCTATTAGTTAGTAAAGCTGCGACTCCAGCACGTCTTGCTTGTCCTCTTGACGTACAGGCTATAGCTTCCAGCTCCATTTCTCTAATGCCCCATTTTTGTATACCAATTGGATCTTCTACTACTTCTACAGCTTTTTTAAAAAAGTCTATAGGATTTAAGTAGCTTACTACTGCTATGGTTTTTCTGGTTTTTAATCCACTTCTGCTATACAAAAAAGATCCTTCTTCTATGTCTGCTTGAGTAAATTGATGCACTACAGTATTTGGTTTGTCTGCAACAAAAGAAACTGCTCCAGCTTGCCAGTACGCAAAACCTCTGAATATTGATACCAAGTTTTGTATAACTTGATATGCTTCTACTTTACCTTCAAGTTTTATATTACAACTAAATCTTGGTTCTAATCCGCCACTACCGTCTGGTATTAATTCGTTACAATATTTACTAATTTCATACAAACCCCATTTATCTATTTGAGTAGTGTCAATGTAATTACCTAATCCATATCTAGTATGTTTTAATAAATCATACAATATCCATGCTGGATCACTACAGGCTTGACTTGGAGTTTGGAATGTCCCATTCCATTGACCCTGAAAAGTTAAGTATCTAACTTCTGGCTTACCTGATAAATCATCTTTAATTGTTGCGTTTGATGGTATTTGAATCTTTCTGCCTGCTAATTTTATGGCAATTGAAGGTATTCTTTGAAAATATTCTGTATTGAATTTAAAACCAGCTATTGCAGTGTTTGGAAACCGCAAAGAAGTATGAGTTATTTGAGTGTAAGAAACCCATGTTAGTTGTCTTTGAATTTTTGGGTCATTATTTTCTGCATCTAATTTTTCAACTTTAATTGAATAATTAGCATTGCTTTGACTAGGAGCTGAATACAAAGGAATTAAAAAATCAACTTCTGTAGGGCTTGGATATCTTCCTGCGTAATTAGTGTCAACTCTAATCAAAAACCCTGAGTTTGGTTCTTTAACCCAAATCCTAAAATATACTCTTTCTCCAAAAATATTACCTTGGTCATCTTGGCGTTGTAAAACAAATGCAAGTTTGACTTTTACTGCATTAGCTGTAAGACTAGTAAATTGCCTAGTAATTTCTAAATTATTTTTTACTTCTGTTTGTACTGGAATTTCATTATTAATTGCATTATCAGATCCTCCAGCAACTCCGGTAAAACTATACAACATTATATTAGTATATTGTTGTGTTAGCTTAGGGTGTGAGTTTGGTATAGGTATTTTTTTTAATTTAATTTGAAAGTAATTACTGGGTTTGCCTAAATCAGCTAAAAAGTCTAAAGAAAAAGTTGTTTTTGCGCGTGTGTTATATATATAGTAAGTTGATTCATCAACTACATTTACAGTTCTTATAATTCCAAAATCAGTAAAAAGCCTTTCAGTTATTAATACCCAGTTACTAGAGTTATCATTTCTAGCGAATACTTGATAGTTTATTGCTGGCACAGTAATATCATCAAATTCTTCTTTAGAAAGATACATTAAAATTTCAAAAGTTACATAATTTAAACTTACGGGTTTGTCATATATATACCAATTAGATTCTGTATTATCTGGAGCTGTTTCTGGTATTAAACTAGCTTGAATAACT